CTGGGTTGTTCGCGATCAGGGCATCAATCTCCAGGTCGGTATGGACCTGCTTCCTCCTCTCGTATCCGCGGACGGGTAGTGGGGGCCGCCATGAGGCATCCATGCGCCGTTGCAAGCAGCGCACAGGGAGCCAGTGAGGCATCAAACGCCCCTGCCCGTCCGTGTAGACGAACAATAGCCCGGGCAACTGGGCTTTGTCGTCCGTTCCGTGGAGGTCCAACTGCTCTCCCAACAGCCGGTACCTGCCTACGGCGACAGCGGTCGACCCTCCTGCCTCCGTGAGGTAGAACAGCGCCTGCTCCACCGTCACAGGGGCGGCCAGATCACCCGCCCTGCCCACCGCAGTTTGGAATGCCTGCGGGGACAACACGTGGGCACATGCCCACCAAAAGCACGTCGCCCTGGCCCGACGTAGCCACGTGAGAAAGGCGCCACGGCGCCCATACGCAGCTGACCACGTCGTTGGCTGCTTCTGGTGGAGCGTGCGGTACTTGGAGTAGCTCTTGCCCCAGAGCGTGTCCGTTGTGCCATCAACCTCGCGGTTCGGCCACTCGACGCACCAGCCCGGGACTGCCAATCCCAGGTTGACGCGTGTGTAGTCGTTCCCCGAGGCGTTCAAATTGATGTACCGCCGCGGCGTCGGATTCCACCGACTCGGAGCGCCACGAGGCTGCGCTTCCCTGTCAAACCCCAGGGGGGGACGCAGCATAGGCGCGGGGAAACGGGGCGATGTGGGCCGCGGGTTCTCAACCAGCACTGGTACGGCCTCACTCGGGACTCCCCGGGTTTGGGGCGCAGGACTTTGGGTGCCTGCTGGACCTCTTCGAGCGTCAATATGAGCAGTCATGTTGTTGCTTGAGTAGGTCGGGGGCGGGGTGGTCAACCCCATACGCTTGAAAACGTGGAGTGGCGACTCTCATGCGCCTAAACCCCGGATTCGGCATTTGACCTTACCGGCTTTGCTTCCGCTGCGGGAGACCAACCCCGCAGACTCGTGCCCCTGCACCAATCAACACGGTGCTAACAACCAGCTCCCAGGGGTGGGGCTGCGTCGGGGCTACCCAGCTACACAGGAGGGGAAAGAGGTGAGTCCCCATCAAGTCGGATGTCCAGATCCCTGTGCTTGCCCCGATTCCACGGGGCCACACTGGCTTTGCCGGGCCAGTGGCAACTTTTGGC